CAAAGAGAAGCAGAAGAAGCGCCTGTTGAAGTGGCTGCTGCTCCTTCTCTACAACAAGATTTATTGGCACAGATACAACCTGTTGCTTGATAAAAACGGAACAGATACCCGTAATGGACCTGTTCGCAAACACCTAAAATGGACACCTAAAGTTATTGCTTTGGCCCCAAGGAGGTACAATGGTTGATACAGAACGAATGGAAGAAGTAGAGCCTACCCCATATCAGAACGAATATAGAAACACTCTTTTAAATTCTGATGAAGAAGAAGAAAATCTTGATCTTACTGACTTTGCTGGAAGTGCAGATACTCAGAAAGAGGAAGGATTGATTTCTAAGAAACAAGAACATGATTGGCAAAAGAGATATAGTGATCTCAAGAGCTACCATGATAGGCAACGAAATGAATGGCAACAAGAAAAAGAACTAATCGATGCTAGGGCTAAACTAGCAGCGAAATCAGCTTCTTTATCTTCTACGCCAAGAACACAGGAAGAGCTTGAAGAATTTAAAAGTGAATATCCTGATGTGTATGGAGTTGTTGAGACTGTTTCCCGCCTTCAAGCAGAAGAGAAAACAGCAGAGATAGAAAAACGTATTTCTGCTTTATATCAAAAAGAGGAAGAAGCCAAATATAAAACGGCTGAACAAGAGTTGTTGGTGTTCCACCCCGACTTTATAACCTTAAAGGACAGTTCAGAATTTTTGAAATGGCTAGATGAACAACCTTCTACTATTTCAGACGGTATTTACAAGAACCGCACTGATGCTAAATGGGCCTCTCGTATACTTGATCTCTATAAAATGGATTCTAATATTCAACCAAAACCCAAATCTAAAAAAGTAGATGCAGCACAAGCTGTTTCCACTACTCGTAAAACAGCCACTATTACTGGGAACGATGACAAGAGGATTTGGACTACCCTTGAAATCTCCAAACTGAAATCGCATGAGTTCGAAAAATTAGAAAAAGAACTTGAGGCGGCTAACAGGGAGGGGAGAATTCTTTAACCCCAATATCCAAACATAAGGAGGACATGATATGTCTGTTGGATCTTCGGCGGGCTACGATAATTTACCCAATGGTAAATGGAACCCGTCAATCTACAGCCAAAAAGTTCTAAAGTTCTTCCGTAGGGCGTCTGTTGCAGAAGCGATTACTAATACAGATTACTCCGGAGAAATTGAAAATTTTGGCGATACTGTTAAAATCATTAAGGAGCCTACGGTTACTGTATCTGCTTACACTCGTGGAGCAGTTGTTAATACCCAAGACCTTTCTGATACTGAAATTACCTTAACCGTCGATCAGGGCAACTACTTTGCTTTTAAGGTTGACGATATTGAGGAACGTCAGAGTCATGTTAACTGGGAATCGCTGGCTACTTCTTCGGGTGCATACTCGTTGAAGAAGGCTTTCGATTACAACGTGCTAAAAGAGATCAACGATAGTGCTGTACAAGGCACTGCCACCACTGATACTGGTGCGGCTGGTTCGGCTATTTCCTGTAATACAGGTAATGAAGCTGCTAACTATCTTGCTCGTATGTCTCAACAGCTTGATGAGAACGATGTGCCACAGGAGAATCGGTGGTTTGTCGCTAACTCTGGTTTCTATGAAATCTTGAAACAGGCCGACGCTAAGTTGATGGACGCCAGTGTTACTGGTGAAAACATGTCAGCTTTGATGAACGGTGCTGTCACGGCTCGTAAGATTCATGGCTTCACGTTGTACCAAACTAACGTCATCCAAACCGGCTCTACTGGTTCGGCTGCTGCGTATACGTTTGGCCCATCTGCGACCAGTGGTGAGACTACTTGTCTTGCTGGTCATATGAGTGCAGTCTGCACCGCTTCGCACATTGCAAAAACTGAGGTCATCCGTGACCCCGATAGCTTCGCTGACATCGTACGTGGTCTTCACGTATTCGGTCGTAAGGTTCTTCGTGGTTCCGGTAGTGGCTACCAAGGCGTCCTTCAGGGCGTCGTTGATCTTAACTCGTAAGGGAGGACTAAATTATGGCTACTTATAATGCTACTCATACAGGCGGCGGTACTGTTGGTCACCCTTCTAATGTCGCTAATGCCTATGTTATGACTTCACCCGTCTATGATGCAGTAGATAATACTTCTCTGGCTGGTGGTGATATCGTACAGTTGATGGACCTACCCGCTGATTCTATGATCATCGGTGGGTGTATCGAAACTCTCGAAGCATCTGGTAATGCTGCCGTCACGTTTGATGTGGGTATTACTGGTGTTGACGTTGACTCTCTAGTTGACGGTGGCGTATCTAACGCTGCTGCTGCTGTACAGTTTACTCTGGCAGCAGCGGGTATTGGCAATATGACTACTTCTGCTGATACTCTTGATCTACTAGTTATTGATTCCGGTTCTAGCGGTACGGCTGCATGGCGTTTTCGAGCGCATGTTGTACTAGTCGATGTATCTAAGAACCCTGCTGAATCCGCTACGGTGACGACGGGTACGTAGTACTTGTGTAAAGGTTTTGTAGGGTTCCTTTCAAAAACCCTACACTAATCTCTTCGTTGGTTCTTAAAGCTATTACTGAATGCTACACTTATTCAAAACTATGGGGAAAGTAATATGACTTGCGCAAACTGTGACTGTGAGAACTGTCCCGACGATTGTAATTGTGAGAACTGTACCTGTGGGCGTAAGGAAGAATCCTTAATGCCTCAAGATGATTTCGGGTATAAAGGTAAAAAGAAGGAACGTCCTCATATTCCTCGTCTTGACGAATATCAGTATATAGGTTGAGAAGCTTTAGGATGTTGATAGATAGTAAGGGGATGGACCCTACATATAGTTCTATCTTTTCTAAGGGTAAGAATACTAGAGGAGGAACGTAATGAAATTAGTACTAGCTGTTATCCTTTCTTTTCTTTTCATAACGGGAAGTGCTTCTGCTCAAAAACCTACATGTATGCCTACAGATGAATTTGATAAGATGGTCGAACAAAAATATGGAGAGAGTAAAGTGTGGATGGGCTTCCCTCCATATTCGCAAGAGCAAGAACGGATTCTAATCCTATATGAAAATGAAGAGACGTTAAGTTGGACCGTTGTGATATATATGGTAAAGGAAAAGGTATCTTGCTACGTTGCATCTGGAGAGAACTATATCCACATCGAACCAAAAG